CCTGGAGCGAACCTATGCCTGTAGAATAATGCATACTAAAGTTTTAGCCATATTATATTTTATTACAGGTTACATTGCAGCCTTTGGAATGTTCTACGATAATACTTTTCACGTAAAAGCTATTGGGTTATTTCTCGCAATTTACCTAACCTACCAACTAACCGAGCAACTTGAACAATGAAAACGCAGTTTCTAATATTACAACTAAAACTAAAAGCCTACTCTATGCAACTGCTTGGAATTATTTCCTCATTTTTTATGCCTATAAGCGGCATCCTGATTCTTATCGGTGTTTCTGTAATTGTTGACACTATCACAGGAGTTTGGAAATCTAAAAAACTAGGATCCTCAATTACTTCTAGAAAGCTCAGCGCAGTCATTAGCAAGATTCTGCTTTATGAGGTTACCGTAATGCTATTCTATTTGATAGACTACTACATTATCAACGATATAGTGTTGACATTTTTTAGTGTAGAGCTGCTTATAACTAAAATACTTGCTTTAGTTTTAGTGAGTATTGAGGTCATTTCTTTGAACGAAAATATAAAAGCGGTAAAAGGTATCGACATTTGGGATTCATTAAAGAACCTATTTGCAAGAGCAAAAGAAGTTACGCAAGACTTTAAAGACATAAATGCGAAAAATAAATAAGATTATAATTCACTGCACAGCGACGCCTGAGGGCAGAGAGCATGACGTAGCTGACATTACTAGATGGCATAAGGCAAGAGGATTTAATACAATAGGCTACCATTTCCTCATACATATTGACGGTACCATTGAGCAAGGCCGCAGTATTAAGAAGCCAGGCGCTCATACATCAGGCGAGAATCAGGATTCTATAGGGATCGCATACGTTGGAGGTATGGCTAAAGACATGAGCAAAGCTAAGGATACACGAACAACAGCGCAAAAAGATTCTTTGATTAAACTAATGATAGAATTGATTTATAAATACAATGCAGATATAACGATTCACGGACACAACGAATTTGCAAACAAAGCTTGTCCAAGTTTTAACGTACAAGAAGAATATGCGAATTTATAGCCTTATTTGCGTTCTAACGCTGTTTTCTTGCTCTGCGAACTATCACTATAGGAAGGCGCTTAAAAAAGGCTTAGAACCGATTATATCAAGCGACACGATTAGAATAGCAACTATTGACAGCATTCCTATTGTTATTCACGACACAATAGTATACGAAAAATACTTTTCTAGCAAAGATACCATAGTGCATTACGAGAACGTATTTGTGCCGAAAACAAGGTTAGAAACACGAATAGAATACAAGATACATAGAGATACTATAAGGCTAGAAACTCGCGTTGAGGTTCAGAGGGCTAAGGCGCAGAAGCAACCTAATTACATTTGGCTTATTATAGGCGCTTGTGTTTTAGGTTTTTTGATGTATCTAGCAGGAAAGGTTGTAAATAAATTCTTATGACAAACAAAAGATATAGGCTAACAGAAGACGAACAGCAATTAATATTTCAATACAGAGGCGTAAAGGCAGCGGCTGAGCAGGCAGGCGTAGACGTTGAAAGCGTTAAACATGGATGGCTCAAAACAAAAGATGCTAGTTTATTCTTTAAGAATCCTTTACATAAAGACGAATCACAAAAGCATCTAGAGGAGCTTAGTAAACAGCTTATAAAAGATTTAAAAGAATTTTCGCCTGTATATCCTGAGATAAAAAGAAAGCTAGGCAAAAAAGAACATTTGCTAGTCCTGGATCCTGCAGATATTCATATCGGTAAACTTGCGGATTCATTTGAAACAGGCGAAACATATAACAACCAAATAGCTGTAAAGAGGGTTAAGGAGGGCGTACAAGGTATTTTAAACAAAGCGCAAGGCTTTCCTATAGATAAGATTTTATTTATCGGAGGCAATGATATTACACATAGATACTCCCAAACAAACAACTACAAGCGGCACAAATCAGGACACCTCAGGAATGTGGTACAGTAATTTCTTAATAGCTAAACAGCTTTATGTAGATGTATTGCTTCAGTTGATTGCAGTTGCAGATGTGCATTTTACTTTTAATCCAAGCAATCACGATTACCAAAGCGGTTTTTTCTTGGCAGACGTTATACAAACCTATTTCCAAAACAACAAAAATATTAAATTTGATTGCTCAATAGCTCATCGCAAAGGCTACAGATACGGAAGCAATCTCATAGGCACAACTCATGGCGATGGCGCTAAACAAGCTGACTTGCCGCTGCTAATGGCTCAGGAATTTCCTATAGAATGGAGCAAAACAAAGCATAGATACGTTTACACCCATCACGTACATCATAAGCAATCCAAAGACTACGCAGGCGTTACTGTCGAAAGCTTGAGATCCCCATCAGCGACAGACTCATGGCATCACCGCAAAGGCTATCAGCACGCTCCTCAGGCGGTTGAAGGCTTTATACACCATTATTCAAACGGCCAAATAGCAAGGCTTACGCATCTTTTTTAGATAAAATTGTTAATTTCTTTTGTAAATTGTTAATAATTGAAATAATTGTTATATATTTGTAAGACAAATTAATTAACAAACTTAAAAAACACAAAATGAAAAACAAAAAAAACAACCTAGACAGATTAATGAGAGTAATAAAAATTACTACATCTATAAGAGCAAAAGTACCTTCAGAAATGAACTACCAAGAACTTAAGAAATATGCTCAGTATAATAGAATTATGTATAATCTTTCTTCTTTAATTAAATAAAACCAATGGGGGAGCAATCCCCCTTTAAAACACTATAAAGATGAACAGAACAGAAAAATTAAAATTGCTTTTAGAGATTGAAGAGGCAAGATTTATATTTTATCAAAAAGCAAATGATGCAGAATGGTCAAATCACTTTGGCGCAGGATTAGAGTTTGAATCTATACGCAACAAAAACACGCATAACATGGAAATATGGCAAATGTGCATAGACAGATTAAACGAAAGATTTACTAAACAACTTAACACACTTAAATAATGACAAAAGATTTTTTAATAAATAAATTGACAAGGTTAGACGTTTCGCTTTTTCGTAGAATCGGATTGTTAGAAACAGGCAAGTATAAACACGAACCACCAAAGTTTAGAATTACATTGAAGCAAGTTTATGACAAGCTTGACAAAGAAGATATTATTCAATTAATAAATTTAAAAACCAAATAGATTATGAAAAAGGAAACAACAGATTTTATACTTGGCGCTATGTCGCTTTTTGGATTGGTAACAATATTTTATTACACACTTTTAATTTTTGGATAATGAGCAACAAAATAGAAATAAGAAAGAGATTGCATGACGTCAATACATTTATGTCAACGGAGGACAATGAAACATTCCTATGCGGAAAAGATGAATACGGTAAAGATTTTACTATGACATTTAACACAATAGAGCTACTTGAATGGCTAGATGTTGATTACATGAAGCAGCAGGCTAAGAAATACATCAAAAGCTTATGATTGAAATAGAATACCAAGACGATGACAGCGTTATGTTTTATGTTGGTAATGTTGCTTATCATGTTGCCATAGAAACAGAGATAGGATCCGAGCAATATCCTGTAAGCTTTAACTCAATGAATGACGAGATTACATGGGCAGAATCAGATACGATTTACTATACCGTTCTGCCTTATACATTGCTCCAGGATGGCAGAGAATACTCAGATACGAATCTTTGCAATAAACTAGAAAAACTTTTAAATGATGAATGATCCTTTTAAACAAGAATTTTGGGATAACTTTAACGATTCCCTATATTTTGATTACTTAATGCAACATACAATGCTAAAAACTTACAGAATAACGTACAAGACATATAAAGGAAGCGACACAAGCGCTCCTGTAAGCTATGCGATAAAATATGTCAAAGGATATAACAAACAGGATGCAAAGGCTGCATTTAACTTGTGGAAGGAATTAATAATAAAAATTGAACAATGCGATTAATAGAGGCTATTTATTGCGCGCTTATAACTTGGATATACAATGAGAAAAACTAAAATAACTAAAACTCAACATTTTGTTGTTTATGACACTACACAAAATGATTTGCTTGCTGAGTTAGTAGTTAGCTATTTTGATTTAGACCAAAAGAACAGAGAGCAAATATTACAAGATGAAAAACAATGCTTTGTGCTATGGTGGTCTGATAATCAGAAAAGCTTTTATAAATACAAATCTATAACAGCATTAGCAAAATTGCTCAAATGTCATCATGCTACAGTAATTCATCACATGAGAACAAGGCAAGGAACTTTAAATTATCTAGAAAATGTAAAAGACATTTCTGATTTTATAGAAGGAAACAGATAATTTTATTAAATTTGCACAAGTTGGTAGGACAATTGAATTTTTATAGTGTTACGTTAGTAAGTGTCTCCTACCCACCGAAAGCGTAACACTTTTTTTTTAACTAAAATTTATGG